ATTGGAAGCATGTGACAGATCAACATGAATAGATCATCCATAGTAGAGCTCCAATAGGTTTAATTCTTTAGCTTCTTTGGCGAGCTCAATGATGTATGCATATTGTCGCTTCATGCGAGCGTGCAGTTTGTGCATGTGATTTGTGGCGTTTAATGCGCGTCGATATTCTCGGTGAGTTAAATCATTGAATTTCGGTGGCGCGAAGAAACGTTTGCGAAGTTGTTTGCTAACCTTAGCTTTGTGGTTAAGTACAATCATCATGCCTCCAAGTGTTTACGACCGAGCGTGATGAGCAAACTGCACATCAATGATGCAACTGCTGCTCCCATCAATCCGGAAAATGTTCCGAAATGTAGAGCGGTCACTAACACGAATACTGAGATGTCAAGCTTCAGTGGATGTGAGAGCAAAGTGATGCGTGTCTTCCAGCTACACTTGGAGAACCACATCACTAAACCCAAGCAGATGATGAATCCAGATTCAAGCATTTGGTTTCTCCATCAAATCAGCGTTGAGTGCTTCGAGTTTCAGCAACCAAGCTACTGCGTCTGGATGTGCATCGTTTGTCATATCGATGACACTGAGAGACTGGGCATCTTTGTCCAGCTTCGCCTGGATATCAGCGAGTGCGCGTCGAGCGCGTAGTAAACCTACGTGGATCTTCATCCTAGTCTCCTTGTAACCCAGCTTCTGAGTTGTTTAATCAACCGTTGTATCCGGCTGGACATAACGAAATCAACGTACTGATCGTACGTCACCTTGATGCCGTCGATGTAGAACTCAGGCTCACGCAACCTAGAGGCTGGGTACCAACGTCCTGCGTAATGAACTGCGCGGATGCGTCTCATCTCAGCCTCCCAGTGCTACGCGTACAACTTTGCCAGAGCGCATCGCTTCGTCGCGTGCTGCCAACATTTGTTGACGCGTGACGCTCAGTGCCTTGGTTGCGTTGTTGCCGATTGCGATGTTGAGTTTGAGCTTCTTGCTCAGTGACTCGATTGTCTCGTCCCGTTGTTCGATGGTGCGTTGTGCTACGCGTACCGAGCCTTCGAGTGCGATGACCCGGTTTTGCAGTGCGATGTTCTGTGCTACGAGTTCTGCTTTGGTTGCGGACTTAGTCATGATGTATCTCCGTAGAATGGTGATGTGCGCTTACGCGCGGGTTGTTTGGTACCGCGATGCTAGCGCGCCCCCATGGGCGCGCGTCCCTACCGAGTTGATTGGTGATTTAGCAGCTCGGTGTCACGGCTGGCCGCGCGAAGCGCTGCTTAATCGCTTCGATAGCGGCAGCAGCGTGCAGTGATGCCTTGTGCGATGCAGCCTTGATCGCAGCCACCGAGCGTTGAGCTTGCTCACGGCCAGCGTCGTATGCCATTGTGCCAAGGCCAATGATGTAGGCTGCGATGCTCACAGCTGCGAGGCATGACATGGTCACGCTCATGCCAAGGAAGCCAACGACTGTGTGCCAAGCCTTGGCGACTGCGTCTTTGGCACGTGCTTGCCAGCTGGATTCGGATACGTCTGCTGCGTGCTCGGATGTGAGGGTATTCATGGTTTAGATCTCCAAGTAATGTAGAAGCGAAATTGCTAACTACACAACAGCAGGACGACGAAGCGCGAGGGTTTTTTCGCGCTTCATGCCTAGGGAGAAAGAGACTCCTTTTCCTGGCAGGGGAATCCGAATCCGAAGTGGGGTGGGGATTTGGGGACTGGGGAGGGAGGGGCCCCACTATTGTGGGTTCCAAAATATTTTTAAAAAATATTTTTATAAAAAATTTCCCTTTCCCCAGTTTCCCAGCTACAATGTTCCCCAATTTCAACCCCACCACACCCCCACATGGGTATCCACCAGAAACGCGGCGTCACCGCTACCAAGGAGTACGCCGACAAGCGTTTCGCGCACCTGCACGGATCGCCGAGCACAGATTTGTCCAAGGCTGGGTTAAACGCACGAGACCCGCATCGCCCCCTCACCCAAAAACAACACGCCTTCATAAAATACTGGGTGGAGGGGGAAACCCCGCGATCAGCCCTGTTGAAGGCCGGCTACTCATCCACGACGAGCTCATTCGAGTGGAAGATGAAGCAAGACCCAGCGATCATGCGGGTCTATCACATCGAGAAGAAGAAATTCGAGGAAGCGGCCGGGTTTAGTCGTAAAAAATTCATGGATGGCCTGCTCGACGCGGCTGAGATGGCAAAACTGATGGCCGAGCCGGCGACCATGGTCGCAGCCTACCGGGAGCTCGGAAAAGCGTGCGGATACTATGAACCGCTGACTCAGCGCGTGGAAATCGCCATCAACGGGCAAATCCAGGTGGAGAAAATCGCCCAGATGTCGGACGCCGAGCTTCTAAAACTCATCGAAGCTCCGATTATTGAAGGTCAGGCTACGCGTTTGGACGCTGAAGACACCGAAGATGACGACGTCGAAGCCTAAAAAACACTGGAATCGGACGAAGGAGCAGATTGCGGAGCAGAATGCCCGCAAATACGCCAAAGACAAGAAAGATCCGGCTAAACTAGCAGCCCGACTGGCCTCTAACAAGGCGAGTAAGGCAAGAATTCGTGCCCCGATCAAAGCGGCCAACGCCGCAGCCAAGCTGTCACGTGAACAAGCCGCTCTACAGGCAGAATTGGCGTCCCGCGCCCTCGCGCGCCGGCGTTTGCTCCATTTCATCACCCGTTTAGACCCAAAATACATGGCCGGCTGGGTGCACAGCGATATTTGTCGGCGCCTGGAGCGGTTCAGCGCCGCGGTTGCGGCCGGATTGTCACCCCGACTGATGCTGCTCATGCCCCCGCGCGCGGGGAAGTCCCGCATCGCGTCGATTTCCTTCCCGGCCTGGCATCTCGGCAGCTACCCTGACCATGAAATCATCGCCTCGTCCTATAACGTAGGCCTCGCGATGACGTTTTCGAAGAAGGTGAAAGCCCTGCTCGAGGATTCTGCCTACCGCATCCTCTTCCCGAACAGCCTCCTAGACCCTAACAACCAGTCGGCTGAGAGCTGGACCCTTGCAGGACAGTCCGGTGGATACGTAGCGGCCGGTGTCGGCGGCGGTATCACGGGTAAGGGCGCGCACATCCTGATCATCGATGACCCGGTGAAGAACGCCGAAGAGGCTGACTCCGCGGTCACACGCGAGGCAATCCGCGAGTGGTTCGGCTCCACGGCCTACACCCGCTTGGCGCCCGGCGGCGGGGTGCTCATCATCCAGACCTGTTGGCACGATGACGACCTAGCCGGTTGGCTGCAGAATGTCATGCGCGCCGACGAAGAGGCCGACCAGTATGAGGTTGTGAAGTACCCGGCGATCGCCGAGTTCGACGAATACCTGGACCCCAGCACCGACGAGATTATCCGCGTTGCCCCTAAGGATGACACCGACGTCTCCGCGTTCACCCCGCTACGTAAGAAGGGCGAGGCGCTGCACGAGGCGCGCTACGACATCATCAAGCTGAACCGCATTAAGAAGACCCTGTCCCCTCGCTTCTGGTCGGCCTTGTACCAGCAGAACCCCGTCCCTGACGACGGTACTTACTTCGTCCGTGAGCACTTCCGGCGCGGCGGGCTGCCCCAGGTACGTAACGCTAACGTCTACATCGCGTGGGACTTTGCTATCAGTGAGAAGCAGACCAACGACTATACGGTCGGCGTCGTAGCGCTACAGGACAAAGACGATGTCCTGCACTTCGCAGATATGGTGCGTTTTAAGTCGGGCGACTCGTTCTTTATCGTCGACGCCATCATCGCCCTCGCGCGTAAATGGAAGAGCCCCACCCTGAAGATGGGCTTCGAGGACGGGCAGATATTCCGCGCCATGCAGACGCTGCTCAAGAAACGCATGAAGGAAGAGGGCCTGTTTGTACCTTATGAGGTACTCAAGCCCGTCACCGACAAGATGGTCCGCGCCCGCCCGTTGCAGGGACGCATGCAGCAGGGTATGGTAAGCTACGCAACTGACGCAGAATGGTTCAACACCGCGCAGCAGGAAATGCTGCGCTTCCCCGCCGGCGTACATGACGACACGGTTGATGCACAAGCTTGGGCCGCTCAAATGGTCCTTGGCGCCCAGCCCCCACGAGAGATAGTCCCTAAGGGGCTGAAGTCGTGGCGAGAAAAACTTCGTGTCACCCGTACCTCGGGCGGACACCTCACAGCATAACCCGGAGGCAGTCATGCCAGTTGACGCGAAAATCACAAGTAAACAATGGGCCCGGTATGCTTGGGTACGAGATAATGGACACACGAAGTTCGTCCAGAAGCACGACAAGTGTGAGCGGTTCTTCCAGGGTGACCAGTGGGACAAGACTGACCGCGCCATTCTCCTGTCGCAGC